TCTAGGCTCCTTTACTCTCCAGCTAGCTCAACAATATTCTTAACACTGATGCTAACTTCCGTCCTGTTGCGTCTGTCCCAAAAGTGCAGCATTCCCTCAGAGACGCGAAATAGCAGAACTCCGCCCGAAGTGCTGACATATGTGCCGCTCTCAGGACGATGCTCGACCTGCCACGCTTCGACACGCGGAGGAGCAAGGTGTGGTGCGTAGTAGGTGCGGCTACTTGAGTCCACGGTTGCGCAAATCCTCGATCTCTTTCATCGTTTCTTCTTTCACGCTTTGCAGCTTCTTGCTATTCTTGCCGATGACTTCCCGTGTATACTCTGCAACCTCGCCATTTGGCGCAAGCGCTGCGCCACTCAGCCAGATTTTCATGGCGTATGCTATACCTGTCAGGTGCCCATTACGCCAGCCCAGCATGTAGCCGGAGAATAGGCCGAGCAGGAAGACAAACGCCCCAGCGCCTATGACAATGTAATTAATGTTCATGCCGTCACCTCCGGCGTCTTTGCGCTCTCTGCGCGCCTGTTGTGGTAGTACACCTCGTGCAGTCCGCAGCAGAAGTGTCTATCAATAAACTTGTTCCACCCCTTGGGCATTTCATGACCAGAGAATTCGCCGGTTGGTACAAGCACTGGGCTCACGCACCCGCAATAGTCACACTTCCAGCGCGTCTCTGTGATGATTGTCATGGCTTATCGCCCTTCATCAAGTCATACCCGCACGCTGTGCATGTACTAAATCCCTGCCGCACATCTGGGTTTTTGTAACTGCACTTCGGGCAAATAACATCGTGAAACACTGTTGTACCGTAGCCAGTTTGGCTTTCCGGGATGTAGCCTGTGTACATCCCGATCGTAGTGTGATCCCTCAGTATCCCGCTAGCGTCGATGCACGAAAAACCGCGCTCGTAAAACGGCATTGCCGGTTTGTGGCTACCTAACACCCGTCCTGCTGGCAGCGGGTTGGCCGACGGTTCTTCGCAATAGAATAGTCTCTTGATAAAGTTCATGGCTCTAGGCTCCTTTTGTCTTTGGCGCAGGCTTGCCTTTAGCATCGAACGCCTGCCCGTACTGATTACGCGTCAACCCCCTACCACGCGCCCACGTGTCAAATGTCTCGCGCTTGCCTACTATCCGCTCCTCCATGCCCTTGTTGATCAGCACCGGAAGTGCGGCGCATCTACAATTTGCGTGAATGGGTGGCGGTAACGTCTCGTCTGTGCCACCTCTGCCATCGATAGGCTTGTTGCTCCAGCTAAACTGGCGCCCATCTAACGGCGCGCAACGCGGGCACGTCCTATCGTCCAACGTCGCTTTGTATTCCCACCCGTTAAGTACATCGTCATTCGCCTGGTATATGGCTACGGCGCCCAGGTTGCTCGACCTGATAATCTCACTGCGTGCTATCATCATCGTGCGGTTGAAGTTGCGCTTGTGCGTTTGCCTATCTGCCCGCAACTGGCTACCCGGAGTAATGCCCAACTCTAGCGCTATCCGCTTGCGGGCATCAGTCATACTCTCGCCCTGTATCTGGCTTTGAACTAGCGCCCGCTTAATGCGCATCTCGAATTCCGCGCGATTATCGCTGTATCTATCAAGCCACGTCTGGCCCAGGTACGGCGCCAACACCTGCGATGTCACTGCCTCAGTCGGCAGCATGGGCATCAGTGACGGCTGCATCGCTTGGCCTACACTGCTATCCAACACATAGGCACTGCCATAATAACCCGTCTTGTACGCTGCGCCTATATTGTCAAACAGTATCTTAGTCACCTCTGGGTCGAGGCGATTCATGATGACGGTTATCTGCCGTAGCAGTTCTTGACGTGCTTGCGTGTCCGCGACTGTCCACTTGTCGCTAATTTGAAATGTACTGCCAATCCTGTCGAGCTCTGCTGTCATCTGCGCATATGCCCGCGCGTATGCGTCCCACAACTCGCGGATGGTATTCGATTCCAGCGCATAGACCTTGCCCAACACATAGTCGTTGGCGCCCTGGAAGTTAGCGCGGACAGTTGGCATTATTCCTCAATTGTCTCGATAGTAATGCGTACTATTTGCCCATCCCAATACAAATTCTCTATCCACGTAACAACGTCTTCCCATGCCCCGAAGGAATCAGATAGCCTGGCGAAATGCGGCTCGTAGGGATCGGACACACCTACGCTCAGCTCACCCTCTATGGACTGCGGACTAGTAAGCATGGCTCTACGGCTCCTTATCCCTGGTTATTCAATCGTCTTTGTCACAAGCTCATCTACATTATACACCTGATGACAACCAACGCACTGCGCGACCTCCTGATCGGCTACAAACTTGCCGTTCAGGAAGCGCCCGCGCTCATGCCGCTGGAACCTGTCTGCGAAGCATCCCGGGCACGTCTTCTTTGTCTTTGGGCTGCTTTCCGTCTTCTCCGTCTCCGCCTTCAACTCCATCGTCTTCTCCGCCATTCTCATCTCCTGGTTGCTGAGGCCCGCCAAAGCCAAACTGAGGCGGTGCCATGCGTAATCCTTGTGACATCTCGTCCATTTCGCGCTGTCGCTGCGCAGCTATTTTCTCGACTTCCTTCTTGTAGTCCACGTCGTAGGGCATCAGCCCTGCCGCCGTCTCATCGCTCATCCACTCTTTGTCAGTAGCTACGCTCAGCGCCTGCATAACACTGGTTGGCTCGCTGTCGTCAAGAGATCGGTACTTGATATCGAAGGCGTCGCGGATCTTGACCATCAGTTTAGGTACTTCTACCTCTTCGTCCACGCTACTTTCTTCGCCAAGATCAGGCTTGCCGTTGTTGGCAGTTGCACTATACGCTGGCACCTCTTTAGGTTGTGGCTTTGGTGTCTGCGCTGCTTCGGTATCCTCTACTTCTACTTCCTCGTCTAGATCCATCCCGCTCAGTTCCAATACCTTTAGAAACACCGGCTTGAATATCCTGTCACGCGATACGCTCTGCCATTCCGAAAATGACATGATGGCTGGCAGTGCTTGCGCTGTAGCGCTTGCCAGGTTTGCATTGCTGCCGTCCGAGAAGAAGTACTCGGCCAGCCGCATACCAGTAGCAACTTTGAGGCGCATCTCTCTGCCATCTTCAGCTGCGCCAGATGCATTTACATCGTCGTTAAGCCGCTGCCACACTTCCTTATCGTTGTGAACCACGATAGCAGCCTGACCGGCCGGTGGCTTCTTGTACTGACTGAGCTTAGTTGCTACCTGTGCGCCGTTAGCATTTGTGAGCGTCACATCATACAGGATAGACCCGCGATAATGGTTTTGGCGCGCCCTATCCTCTAGCCATTCTTTGTGAGCCTGTAGCCACACCAGCACCTTGTATAGCTCAGGCCTGCCGCGCAGTTCGTAAGCTTTGCGATTGATTGCTACGTGTATCACTTCGCTGGCCGGTATCTTGTCATCAACGGGCTCGGAGTTACCCATGCCGTCATCTTCGTTGATTTGGTACTCGTAGTGAATGACCCGACGTATGAACCCAGGCTCGTGTTTAATGCGCTTAACACCCCAAGGCGGAAGCGCCGTCATGATGATATCGCTGGCATCACCCTGGCCGTGAAAGCACAGAAATAACTCACCATCTACCTGGAGTGTGTCAATCAGCGTCTTCTCTATCTCGCCGAATGCATTCTCGGGATTGTTGCGAAACGCCTCGATTGCTTCCTTGACTTTGTTGCTGCGATAGGTGATTTGCATCCCATCGCCGACGCTGAAGAGGCGATTGTAGGTAACAGCCGCATTCGCGTCGGGGTTGCGCTCCCACTCCAAGTGGCAACGCTCCAACACATTAACCCGCTCGTCATATGTCCACTCGGTAAGCGGGTCAGACGTGCTGAGCATCGAAAACGGCTCGCCTTGCAGAAACTTGTCACCGAACTGTGTCTTGTACCTATCATATGCCTCAGTCATCTGTGCATACTTGCGTGATGTCTCGACGCCTAGCTTGCTAATGGCACGAGGAACCTTGATGAATAGTTTAGGCATCACGTCATCGGTAATGTAACCAAACGGCTTATAGTCATCAACATTCATGCCGCCGTCTGCCGGAATCGTGGTATTTAACTCATCA